TACGGCAATCGAGTTTGACACGCGCGACCTGATAACGGTGATTACGATATTAAATAAGCAAAAGAGGTAGCGCAATGCCAGCATCAACAACTATTGAGGTCGTCGGGGTTAAACAGACGATCAACTCGTTGCGCAAAATTGACCCGCAGTTGCAAAAAGATTTTAAGGCTGACGCAACCGCAATTGCCCAACCAGCAATTAACGCAGGCAAAGCCGTTTACAAAGATTTGCCGTTATCGGGTATGCGTTATGCGTGGACACAAAACGCCCGCAAAATATTCCCTTTTGTACCAAGCAAAGCGGCCAACGGGGTCAAGATGCGGTTTGACACTCGACGTAACGCCGTCGGCGTAATACTGATAGAACAAAAAGATGTTGCGGCAGCCGTGTTTGAAACAGCAGGGCGCGCGAACGCAAACAAGTTAGGTAACGCGCTTGGGTTTGTTGGCGCTGGTCGCACTCGACTGATCGGGCCAGCCGTTTATAAAGCACGTCGCAGTATCGAAGCCGAGATGACAAAAATGATTGCTAAAACTATGCGTACCGTGCAAAGCGAGTTATAAACATGGCATTATCCATACCTATTGTCAGCGAGTTTGACGGCAAAGGCATTGACAAAGCAATCAAAGAATTTAAACAATTAGAAACCGTCGGCGAAAAAGCACAGTTTGCAATCAAGAAGGCGGCTGTGCCGGCAGCGGCGGCGTTAACGGCAGTTGCAGGTGCGCTCGGGTTGGCGGCTAAAGCAGCAGCCGAAGACGAACAACAACAAGCGATTTTGGCTAACACTATGCAAAACGTTGTCGGTGCGACTGATGCGACGGTTGCGGCGACTGAGGACATGATTGCGGCGATGTCGAGGGCGACTGGTACGGCCGATAGTGAATTGCGACCAGCGTTCGCGGCGTTACTTGTTGGCACTAAAAATGTTGGTGAGGCAACTGATGCATTGTCGTTGGCTCAAGATATTTCAATTGCTACTGGCACAGATTTAGCGACGGTCAGCGATGCGTTGGCAAAAGCATATGCAGGCAACATGAAAGGTTTGCAAGCGTTATCGCCTGAGATGAAAGGCTTAATTAAAGAGGGTGCGTCACTCGATGTTGTAATGATGGCGTTGGCAGACAATTTTGGTGGCGCGGCCGCCAAATCAGCCGACACCGCAGCAGGCAAATTCAAGATATTAAAAAACAGTTTGGCTGAAACCCAAGAAAGCATTGGTGCGGCGTTGCTACCCGTGTTGCAAAAAGTGTTGCCATATCTGCAGGCAATGGCTGATTGGGCGCAACGCAACCCGACAGCGTTTTTAATTATTGCAAGCGCAATATCAGCAGTCGCAGCCGCAATCGTCGCAGTCAATATTGCTATGGCGTTAAACCCGTTCGGTTTAATTGCGGTCGGTATTGCGGCGCTAGTAACTGGTTTGACGATGGCGTACACAAAATTTGAGACATTTCGCAACATTGTCAACACGGTGCTTAACGGCCTGATTGCAGGTTTTGAGACGTTCGCTAATTCGTTTATTGGTGCAATCAATTTGATTATTCGTGGCATGAATTTAATCAACCCGTTTACCGATATACCTAGTTTGCCGACAATCTCATTGGGTCGTATTGGTGGCAGCGGTGGTGCTACTCCCGTCACGGCTGACACGCGCACGGCCGATCGCATGGCTCGAGAGGCAGGCGCAACAATGCCGGGTTTAGTGTCGCCGATTGTCGGCGGTGGCGGCGCTGGTGGCGGCGGCGGTGGTTCGGCTGGTGGCGGTGGTGGCGGTGTTGGTGGCGGCGGCGACCTAGTAACTATTCAAGGCGCGTTGACTGAGTTTGGTATGGCTGAACGTATTGCAGCACGTAATGGCGGTGGCGTAACGATCAACGTGACGGGCGGTATTTCGACTAGCGCCGAGATCGGGCAAAGCGTGTTAGATAGTTTGCTCGCCTATCAGCGCGTATCAGGGCCACTTGATTTACAGATAGCGGTCTAATGGCTGGGGTTGCGGTCGTTGCTAGTGGCAACTATGACCTAGAAATTGACACAGGGTTTTTACAAGACGCGTTTTTACTTGATGACGCAACCGCAGGCGTATTAGATAACACGACGTACGTGCTTGACGGCACGACACAATATGCAAGCGTGTTAGACGGCATTAACCAAGTGTTTGTGCGTCGAGGGCGACGCGATCAAGGCGACCAGTTTGGTGCAGGCACTATGACGTTTACGATGCTTGACACCGACGGCATTTTCATGCCGTTTGACGAAAACAGCCCGTACTATGACACGGCCGAAGCTAAACCGGGTTTAGCACCAATGCGATCGGTGCGATTGTCTCGATACAGCGCCACTAATGTCAAAGAATATTTGTTTGTCGGCAAGATCGTCAATTTTGATTACAATTTTGCGCTTGGCGGTTTGGATACGGTGACCGTGTTTTGTGCCGACGACTTCTATTTGCTATCGCAAACATATCTTGATGAGTACAACGTTAGCGAGGAATTGTCAAGTGTACGTGTGTCGGCAATACTTGACCGACCCGAGGTAGCGTTCCCCGTCGCTAACCGCAGTATTGGTACAGGCACACAGACGCTTGGTGGTGATGCGGCGTTTACGATCGCGCAAGGCACAAACGTTCTCGGGTATTTAGCACAAGTCAATGAGGCTGAGCAAGGCCGTCTATATATGTCGCGTGACGGCGACATCGTATTCGAGCCACGCATCGGCACAACACTTGACGCAAGCGTTGCAGACTTTCACGATGACGGCACAAACATACCGTACAACGGTGTAGGCATAACCTTTGAAGCCGATCAAGTTGTTAACCGTGCGGTCGTGCAACACTTGGGCAGTAACAACCCGCAGATCGTTGACGATGCGGGCAGTCAGGCAACGTACTTTATACAGACGTACAGCATCACAAACAGTTTGTTGCATAACGATACGGCGGCGCTCGAGTTGGCGACCTATTTGCTTGACCCAAACCCTGAGCCACGATACACGTCACTAGCAACAGGGTTTCCGTTATTGAGCAGCGCCCAGCGTGACACGGTTGCCGTACTTGACATAGGCGACACGATAACTATTGAAAAATCGTTTGCCCCCGGCACTAACCCAGCGTCACTATCTCAAAACCTATCCATTGAGGGCATCGAGCATACGATCAACGTCAATACGGGCCATAGCGTCACCTACTACACGTCGCCTGTGATTGTGCTAAACGAGTTGATACTTGACGATCCGTCGTTCGGTATCCTGTCAGCAGACAACGCGTTAGGGTAAAGTAGTCAATTATGGGCGCAAACGCACAGACATCAGTACCAGTTTTTACAGCAGGGCAAGTTTTAACGGCTGCACAACAAAATCAAATTAACACGGGTATTCCAGTTTTTGCAACCACGGTTACGCGTGATGCCGCGTTTGGTGGCACAGGAGAAAAAACGCTTGCCGAAGGCCAGTTTGCTTATATTGAAGCAACTAACACTACGCAATACTATGACGGTTCAGCGTGGCAAACGGTAGGTATAAATCCGGGTTTAGTTTGTGTTAAAGCCGAGACAGCGTTTAGTGCCGCGTCAAGCGTTACAGTTGACAATGTTTTTACCAGCACTTACACGAATTATATTTTGAATGTTCGTTACACGACTTCTACAACAAATAATTTGCTTTATCGTAACCGTGTTGGTGGGGTGAGCGCGGCGACCAACTACAACTGGCAAGAACTTCAAGCATCATCAACAACAATTACAGGTGCGCGTACTACAGGTGCAACCACCGTTTTGATTGGTTTGCCTTCAAACGGTTCTTTTATGTCGTCGTCATCTGTTTTTATTACAGGGCCTCAACTTGCTGAAGCAACTACTTTTGCGGTTTCAAACGCAGATGCAAGTGGCGCATTAACGACACCCATACTTTATCTTAATTACGGCAACCATTCGACTGCTACCGCTTATGATGGTTTTGAAATTTTGGTTTCAACTGGTACTACAACAGGTAGTTATTCGGTTTATGGTTATTCGAAGACGGTATAAATTATGGCATTAAAAATTAACGACAACGGCATAGACCGCAATATGACTAAAGCAGAGGAAGCCGCATTTTTGCTTTCGGTTGAACAAATACAAGCTGAAATCGAAACGCAAATTGAAGCACAAACAGCAAAAGCCAAAGCAAAAGCCAACGCACTTGCAAAACTTGGTTTGACAGCAGATGAAGCCGCCGCACTATTTGGTTAGTTATGGCGCGAAAACCAATTAACCGATCACGTCGACAAATCGGCGACCAAACAACCAAAGGCGGTTTAATTGGTTTGTTTATTTATTGGGCAACACAAAACAACATCGACCCAGCACTTATCGCGCTACTCGTACCGATAATCTCAAGCGTGTTGGCTTGGCTATCAACCAAAATTGGTGACCCCGATCTAGCCTGCATCTTTATACCCAAAGACGACAAAGACAACAAAGATTGACTAAACCGTACGTTGTCATTCAGCAACCAGTCGTTAAAGGCGGTTTAGCAGGCACACGCGCTTGGTCAGATTTGGCCTGTAAAAACAGCAACGGGTCGTTATGGTGCAACGGGCTATGGGTTAATCGTGATATGCGGACACGCCCCGGCGTAGTTAGTAATCATGCTCGAGGGCTGGCAATGGATTTGTCGTATCGTTGGCTTAACCAAAAACGTTTAGGTAAACAAGACGGCCGCAAAACATCGCTTGCGTTTATCATTAAATGTTTGCAAAACGCCGACCATTTAGGCATACAACTTGTGATCGACTATCAGTTGCAACGATCGTGGCGGTGCGATCGTGGCACATGGAAACCCCTACCAAGCGTCGAGCAAGGCGACTGGTATCACATCGAGATCGAGCCACTACTTGCACACAACCCCGACATTGTAAAAGCCCGATTTGACGCGGTTTTCGGGGCATTCCCCACATCACCACCAAAACCCGTCTAAGGTTATAGGCCTACCGAGAAAGTAGGTCACTTATGACACTCATCACCAAAATTGGCGTATCGCTATTTATTAGCGTCACGTCAATATTTGTATTACACAAACCACCAACCCCAACACCGGCAGAACTACGCCCAGCGCCAATAACCGTATGGCAAGGTTTTGAGCCTGCAGCTCCCGTACCACCGACCACGGTTGTTACTACGCCTATAACGCAACCTGACGCGTGTCAGACGGTGTTTAACATGGCTCGACACGTCGGCTGGGCAGAACAAGACCTAACGCAACTGGTCGCGGTCGCGTACCGTGAAAGCCGTTGCCAGCCTGATGCGTTCAATCCACGTGACCCTAATGGTGGGTCAAACGGCGTTATGCAGATCAACCAGTTTTGGTGCAAACCGTCAAAGTATTACGCAAACGGCTACTTGCAGGCATACGGCCTGATACGCACATGCGACGACCTATTTGACTTAGAGGACAACCTACGGTCGGCGCTGGCAATCTTTAGATACTCGAATGGGTGGCGCGCATGGTCACTCTAAAACACTTGTTTTTGGCAAGTGTGTTAACCGCGTACACGTACCTGATAATGTCAGTCACCAACAAACGAAAGGCAAGAGATGACCGAGAACATCGACCCGAGAACTGACCCACAGTTCAAAGCATTAATGCAAGTGATGAACGACATCACACAAAACAAAGTGCCGATATATAACCCGTGGGAGTTGGCGGCACGTAGCACGTTACGCAAAATCCAACACGAGATTGACGACCGCAACGTTTTAGACGACGGCGAGTTGATCGACACACTTAACCAAACACGTATTGAAATTAAATATTTGTTGAGCATTATT